TTTTTAGTTTCGTAAACAATATCATTATTATATTCTATTCTATAAATTGTTTCATATTTTCTTTTAATCTTTCTTATTACATAATAGGATTTATTTATCTCATTAACCTTGCCTTGATAATATTCTTGATGAGGCAATAGTTTATTATAATTATATTTGCATTCAATTAAATAATTTCCCTTTTTCGTAATCAGGATACCATCGCACGGTCTCTGAAATTCATCTGATTGACCCCTTCTTTTCATAGAGTTTAGCTTATCTTGCGTCATTATCGGGTCAGGTATTTTCAAGTAAAGCATTCTGCTTATTTTCGCCCAAAAGGCAAATTCCATTTCAAAGCTTTTTTCTGGACTTATTTTCTTTCTCATTTAGTTTCTCCCAATATTTTATCTTTTTTTGTCTTTGATAAAACTTTTCAAACTCTCTAAAATAATTGATAAATATTGCTAAGGTGGTCGCAAGCGAAAAGATTATTGCTATCATTAATGCTATGTTCATTTTATTACCTCCATATTTTGTTTCCTGTAAGATGGTTGGTTTAATTTCAATATTTTTAATTGCCCTACTATCCTATCAAATATCCTATCGCCATAATATTCTCTTAATTCATCGGAACCTAAATTAGTAGTAATAATTAATCCTTTATTTGAGTTCTCTAAATAGCGACTTATTACTAACAATAAATTACTTACTTTCTCTCTTTCTTCTGATAATTCAGCGCCTAAATCATCATATATTATGACATCAATATTTTCATACCATCCAGATATATCTTCAGGCATTATTTTACTGATTTTATCCGGGGTAATCTTGATAAATATCTTTTTTCTCCAAAAACAAATCTGCTTTGCTAAAACTGTTTTTCCTGTTCCTACTTTTCCTATTATAAGGTATCTTATATTATCAAATCTATTTTTATCAATATAATTAATTATTGATTTATCTTTATCTGTATTAAGTCCTTGATTTTTAAGATATTCGCTAAAACTTAATGTTGTCATTATTATCATCCTTTTCACGATAAGGAATATTCTTCTTATTGATTAAATAATTATTATAGCATTCTTCATTAACAAACTTTGCTACTCCCCGGGATAAAAAATCTTCTAATGTCCAGCGATATTTAAAAAAATATCTACTATCATTAACTATTTTCCCGTAATTTGTTATAGCAGTCATAATTTCATCTATAGAATAATCTCTCATAGCTAATCGTAATTTATTTTTTGCATTAGTAGTCATTTTTCTATGTTTGATTATTTTCGCATTATTCCATACTTCTAATATTCGGTTTTCTATCTCTTGGTTTAATTCTATCTTTTCTTTATTTTCTTTTTTAGGCTTTTCTTTAGGTTTATCGGTATTATTAATATTATCTTCATTGATAATATTATCTTCTATATCCATTTTTAATCTCCTTTTTTTCTTTGCTTTACCGCCCTCTCTTCTGGTTATTGCATAATTTCTCATCTTCATTTTAGATGCCTGCAATTCATTAGAAAATAGATATTGGCTGTTTACATTTAATATTCCTAAATTTTTAGCTATTTTGATAAACTGTTTTAATTCTTTTATATCAATGTTCAATTCTTGGCATAACATTATATAATTCTTTTCATTTAATTTAATTCTATGTTTAGGAATTTCTTCCAATATCTCCATTATTATTATATACCAAGCAAATGGCTCTGCACTATTGCCGTAAAGTGCTCGGAGGGATTTAATGCGTAAATCCCTCCGATTAATATAACTACTTGCCATCCACAATTTCAGGACTAAGCTTTAAATTTGCATCTTCTTCTTTTTTCTCTTTAGGAGAATTTTCTTCTGAATTAACTTCCAGTATCTCATCAAATAAAATATCTTGAGTATCTAAAATGTTTTCATTAGGAGAAAACTCATTTTTTATCTGATAGTCTGAAGTAATGGCTATTCTTAATTCAACAGATAGAGGCATATATTTTAGGCATTCTTTAGCCACCGTCTTCATACACATTTGGTCTTGAAACCTTTTCCAAGGCGAGTAATCTTTATCAAAAGATGGCGCCAATTCTTTTGCGTGGTTAATTATATCTTCTTTATGCATATAGGCAATATTCCGAGCGCCATTAACTAATTCAGCTATTGCATAATAACCTAAAACATCGCCTCTCTTTTCTTTAGGAATTTTATGGTCATAGTAATGAATAATTTCCATTCTATTTCCTTCGTAAATTTCAAATTTGTCCCCTGTTCTTACTTCTTTGACATAAATGATTTTAGCCAAAGGATGCCTATAAAATAGGTCAATAATCCCTTTGTAGCCCAATTGAAATTGGGCATAATAATGTTTTTTCTTTGAATTATAATAAGGCAGTATATAAGAATGACCTAATGGCGTATTTGGCTCTAAATGAAGTTGGGCAGATATTAAGGCGGCATTTACAATTGAGCCGAGCGTGCACAATTGAAGCTCTGGCGTTGTCTGAATAGAGGTAAGTATAATTCTAATGAATCTTTCAGCCCATTCTTTACTGCCCAATGCGGATTGAAACTGCCTAAGCATATTTTCTGATTTTAAATAATCAGTAATAACTACTACATTCTTATCTTCGGAATTATTAGATTCCTTAAGTTCTTTTTTTACACTAAAGGTTGTTATTTTTTCATTCATTTTTTTCCTCCTTTAAAATTAATCTGAATGAACTATTCTTTTTAAGGTATTTTTCCGCTATATGCGGAAGTTCCGCACGAAGTTTTTTCGTGTCTATAGTAGATGATTCTACTTTCTGGTATCGCACGATAACATTATCCGCTTTTAGGTATTCACTGGTTCCCATTGCTTTGATTATCTCCAGTTTCAATGCTTCTTTTTGTTCTTCAAGTTCTTTTATGGCACTCTGTAAGTCCTGATATTGCTTTATCAATGTTTTCGTTTCTGGTTCCGCTTCTGCAATAGTTTCTTCTCTTTCTATATAATTGAAATCTTCTATCGTGGTCAATTCAGGAGGAATATCTTTCAATACATAATTTTCCCAGAAATCAATTTCTCGTTCCAGAATTTCTTTCTCCAATTCATAATCCCGATAAATCTTGTAGCAGTGATAATCGCAACCGCTGATTAAAACCGCTATAAAGGCATAAGGAGCGTCTGCCACCATCAAATAATGCGCTACTTGAATCTGGTAATCTGGAGGGATACTGTCATTTTCCCATCCCTTTCCATAGCGAGAAGTTTTAGCTTCAAAAACAAATTGATTGCCTTCTTCGTCAACACCGAGACCATCAAAATGAGCGCCAATGAAGCTATATTGCGGATGGTATATAGCTTCTTCTGGTTTCACTACTTCGTATCCAGTATCTTTTATGAATTTTTTTCTCACTACTTCCTCTTGGAGTATGCCAAATTCCACTTCTGGTTTATCCGAAATATCCTTCGGTTCAACACGACCTGTCTTTTCCAGCCATAGCTGATACTTTGTTTTCCACTTCGGATTCGGTAAAACTATAACAGGAGCGTCTATGCCACCTATATAATTCTTTCTGTCTTCTTTTTCGTCAATATTTATCATTTTATAACTCCTTCAATATTTTATAATATTTAACCATTTTTTCAAACTTGGGATATATTTCCTTAAATGCTTTTATAATGTTAACAGATTGCATTTCTTCATTCGGGATATTATGAAGACGAATAGTTATGCTTTGATTTTCATAAAGTTCACTATTGCTTCCATAATAAGCGTCTAATATAATATTACTCATAAATTCACCAATGATAATATTTATTATTATCAATACATCATCAACAGTTATTTCCTCAATTATCCTATCATCGTAAATGATAGGTTTAGACAATATTTGCTTCTCGGTAAGGTATTCCTTTAGGAATTTCTTAATCTCTTTCTGTAATTTTTCATATTCGTTCATTTTTGTTCTCCTCCTTAATTATTTCCATTAAAACCATTTCTACATAATCTTTTACTTCCTGAAAATTCTCGCACATCGGGTCATTATCTCCAGGATAATGCATCAATATGGGTTCCAGTTTTTTCAGGAAATCAGCATAAGCGGTTTCCACCAGGCACCAGGGACAGTATAGTCTTGGCATATTTTCCCCATATGGAGTATACTCCAGAAGACCATCGCTCTCACCGCATACTCTGCAGTGATAATCCTCATCTAATTTCTCTCCACATTCGGGACATATACCATCCTCATACTCATCTCGTTCGTCTATTCCTACTCCTTCCCATATCTGAAAGACACGAGAAGAAGATTTCCACTCGTGGCAATACCAGCAGTAGCCACTCCTTCCTGCATCGTCAATTTCTTTCCATACTCCAGGCATTTTATACCTCCTATCTTATGTATTTATCTTTGTATAATTTTAACATTTTTATGAAGAAGTTGAAACTTTTCTTCATTATCCTTTCAAAGTGCACCATTTTAGCTGGTATTTCTTGCACGGAAAACTCTATCGTTGGACTATCCAAATGATTATTATTGTTCTCGTAATCATTATATTTATAATGAATAGTGAGAGAATTCTCATCATAACTTAATATATTGATATTTATGAGTGTATCTTCATATATATACATCAATCTTGAAAATATTGTCTTATCGTCTCTATATTCGTTAATGAATATTGAGTTTTTAGTCTGTAGATAATCTTTCATTCTTTCTATCCTTTTTTCAAAATCAAAGTTTAACTTCTCCATTTTCAATCTCCTTATAATTTTTTATATGACTTTTTAGCATTTTCTTAAATGTTTTATGGCAATACTTAAGGTTTTTTTCAAATAGGTAATTATCTGTAGGAATTCTTAATAGAGTATATTGTAATACTGGACTATTATTTTCTTTTACTCTATTCTCGGATGCCCAATAACTGTAGCCTAAACCTATAATTTCTTCTCCAAGCGGGGTTAAATGAATATTTACATTTCTATTGAATAATTTGAAAAGAATATTACAGTAATAATCATCTTTATCCGCTTGAAATTCTTCTCTTACTATTGCTAATTTCCGTTTTTCTAATAATTTCTTGATTATTTTATATAGAGCTTCATAGTCATATTTTGGCGTATAATCTACTTTCATTTTTTCTCCTTATTCATTTTAGCATAAATCTTTAACATTTCAATAAAAGTATTAAAGCTTTGTCCAAAGATTTTATTTAATTCTTTCTTTTCTGGAGGTATTTCTATAATTGAGTATTCTATTACTGGACTCATCTTTATATTATGCTTATTTTCAACCAGCCAAAAGCTATAGAATATTGATAATGAATTCTCATCATAGGGTTTTAGATGAATATTGATTATTTTATCTTTATGTTTTCCTCTTAATTGGCAATAACAATTATCAGTATAATTATTATCAATATTGATTGCCTCTTTAATGATATTGACTTCTTTTCTTTCTAAGAAAGATTTTAGCTCATTAATTTTTTCTTGAAAGTCATAGTTAATCATTTTATACCTCCTCTTATACTATAAACCCAGGGACTGAGATTATTTCTCCTCGTTCATTCCGAATAGTCTCAGGATGCCCTGTAGCAGGAGCTAACAGGTCATTCCTTCCTATTCTCTTTCCTGCTTCCAGCACCATAGCTGAGACAATATAAAGTTTTCCCTCTTCTGGTTCGGGAAGCCCTTCAATTTCTCCATACTCCACTGTATATATATAGATTTCCTCTTTCAGCAGTTCTGGAGAAGTAGTGAGTGAAAATTGAGCGGAAACCCTTGCCACCATTCCAGATGGAGGGAATTCCTTTGCTAAGGTAAATCTTTTAAGAAATCCTTCTCCGCTATTTAGCTTAATTATATGCGGGGTTAAGTTAATGATTTGCATTTTTCCTCCTTATTGCCATAAATCATACTTTTCTCTGATTACTCTTTTAGAGCAATTTACTAATTTTTTGACCAATTCAAGATTCATAAGTTTTCTTCCTGCTTCAATGATTTGAATTGGGGATTCATTAATACCTCCATAATAAACAGCAAATTTATCGCTGTTCTTATAAGCAACCCATATTACCTTTTTTTCATCTATTAGAAATGTTCCATTGAATTTATTTTCTAATAGACCTAATGCAAATATGTTTTTGCAAGGAATTCTATTGTATTTTTCTATGCTAAGCATTATTTTCCTCCTTTTCAATGCTGTAGAAATTAATGTGATTTTCGTCAAAATGTAGTTGTATTGACCCTAATTTACCATTTCTATTTTTCTTTAACAATATTTCTGCTGTATGCTGAAAATCGGTATTTTTATTATAAACTTCGTCCCTGTAAATAAATAACACCTTATCCGCATCCTGTTCAATATTTCCACTATCTCGTAAATCTGAAAGCTTCGGTCTCTTATCTTCTCGGTCTTCAAGTTTTCGGTTAAGTTGAGCGAGCACCAGAAATGGAATATTTAGGTCTCGTGAAATGTTTTTTATTTCTCTGGATATGGCAGATATTTCTTCATATCTGCTATTGTATTTATTATTTGACTTTATGAGTTGCAAGTAATCTATTATAACAAGATTTACATTTATCTTTCTTTTCAATAAGTTGGATACTGCAGATTTTATTGCTACAGGAGATATATTTGCAGAATCATCTATAAAAATAGGTAAATCATAGATATTGTTTATATTGTTTGCCAATTCTATTTCAGTTTGACCGCTGAAAACTTGTTCCATTGTTAAATTACTATTCTGAGCTATCAATCTTAGCAATAGTTCACTTTTACTTTGTTCTGCAGAAAATATGGCTACTGATTTATTATTTTTTGCTAAGTTGCGTGCAATATTTAAAGCAAAGGCAGTTTTCCCCATTGACGGACGACCTGCTAATATTATATATTGACCACCAATTATGTTTCCTATTAACCTATCCAGTTCATAAAATCCAGTATTTATCATTATTTGATTTTCTATTGAAAGATTGTCAATATAATCTGCTATTATGTCATTGATATTATAGATATTCTCTGCTGAGGAATGTATATCCAGATTGAGAAATCTATCAATTGTATAGTCAATTAAACTGATTTTAGAATTTTTCATTCCTTTATCTATTTTATTTAATACATCTTGACATAATAACATTATTTGTCTTATATTATATTTTTCCTTAATAATCTTAATATGGGATTTAATATTATAAGCATTGACGGTAAAATCTATAAGATAATTAATATAAGGAATTCCACCAATTTTCCCCAAATATCCCGTTTTCTCCAACTCGTCGCAAAGGATTATGGGGTCAATCTTTTCTCCT